TCACCTAAAGGTTTAATTAATTGGTCATCAATATTTTTAATTACTGTTTTAATATTTAATGATGCTGCTCCCATTAACATTGACATACCTGATGCTGTTCTAGTCATACTTTGAACACCAGTTTGTCCATGTGAATAAGATGGTAAACCTGTTGATTCATCTGCAAGTTGTCTAAACTTATCAAACATCTGCATATTTTCTACTGCAGTATTTGGAAATTTTAATCCATAAATAGATTGTCCAGGTACACCTGATTGTCTTTTAAATATTTTACCAGGAAATACTTCCATAGTTTGATTAGATGCTAATGCAGATTCATCTACATCAAATACTAAGTTACCTGCTAATGCTAAATTATCAATTGCCATTCTTGCATGACCATTCATAATTTGTTGTGCATCATCCATGTTTTCAGGAACACCAATACCAAAAAATGTATATGGATTTTTTTCATATACAAAAGCTTGATAAGGAGTTCTAAAAGGTTTAAATGGATTTTCAACAATTCTAATTACTTTGTCTCTAATCATCCAAACATTAACTTGAATTTCTTTTGCATCATCAATATCTTCATCAAGTTGTAATCCTTCTTCTCTTGCACTTAATGCATCTATTGTTCCCCAATATTCAATAACTTCAAATCTATTATTTTCAATATCAGGATAAGAACTTTTTTCTAAATCAATATCTGTTTCCCAAGATTTTTTATTATATTTAGCACCCATCTTTACACATTCAAAAATTGCTTCTTTGTTAAAGAAAGGTCTATTAGCTAAATCTAAAACTTGATGTCTATTTAATCTATGTCTTTGAATTACATATTCACATTCATCCATGTTTCTAGCATTTGGGTCAGGGTAAAAATCCCATACAGAAACAAATTCTACTCTTGGTACTTTTACAGTTTCAGGATTGTATTCTCTAGCTGTACCATTACCAGTTGAACCATATCTATGTAAAGTTTTATTATATGTAAATGGTCCTTTAACAATTCCTGTACCTAATAAACAAGATTCAAATATAGCATTTCTTAATTGAATACTACCATCTGATTCTTCTATTTGGTCATGAATTAATTTTTCTAATTGTCTTGCTGCAATTTGTGCAGGTTTAATTTGTGGCATTTCAGGACTTGGTGCAGGTCCTTCTGTTAAATTTGCTTCTTCATATTTTTCTTCAAGACCACCTAAGAAGTTTTCATTTAGTGATTCAAATGTTGCACCTTTTGGTAAATCTCTACCATCACCAGGAAAACCTAAAACAGAAGATGGAGATGGTTGTTGCATTCCTTCTCCTGGAATGTAATCCATATTACCTTCAATGTTAGGAGTGTTTTGGTCTATACCTGTTTGTTCTTTTAAAGGATTAAGATGAGCATATTCTGCTATACCTTCAGGTACTCTTGTTTCTTGAATAGTTAACGGAAATTTATTAGCACCAAATAAAACATCTATAAGTTGTCCGTAAGCTGCTAAGACTTTTGTTTTAGTAACTTTAACAAACACTCTTGATTTTTCATGGTCTCTAAAAGCTACATTTTTGTAATATCTACCACGATAATTATGGTATGCTTGTAGCCATCTGTCTTCATCATCTTCTCTAGTTGTTTCACATTGGTCAAATTTATATTTAATGTTTGCAACTAAAGCTGAAATTCTTTCTTGTTCTGAAATTTTTTCCATGTTATCCATGGGTTTATTTACAGAATATTGGTCGTATGTAGCCATAAATTACACCTTTTCCTTTTTGTCGTAATACTTATAATAATACACGTTTTATTAAGACTTGTCAACTATCTTTTTAATGCTAATGATAACACTAGTAGGTATTAAAGTTACATTACCTAAATCATCTAGGTCGCCATTATCATCTTCAGCATAGTCACCAAAGACTCTAGTAACCCCTTTGCTTTGACTTAATAAGTGTCCTTTTGTAATACAAACAGGTAGTTCCATTTCTTTAACTTCTTTAATTTCTAACCAACTACTTTCGCTAACAATATCATACCATTTAATTTCAACTAATGGATAATTGTCTAACTCATTATCGGTTTTCTTTTTTTTAAATTTAAGTATCTTTCTTTTTCTCATCAATCCTTTTTTACAAAGTCTTTAGTTGCTTTTCCATATGGCGTAAAACCACCTTTATCTTCTACCTTTTGATTTTTACACCAATCAGTAAACTGGTCTTTTATACCACCCCCATCAGCATATCTAAAAATATTCATTTTAAATACTTGTTCGATATGGTCTTGTTTAACATACTCTTGTAAATCTTCATAAGATAATTCTTTATCATATTCTATATTTTTATTTTTATCTTTAAATGTATATAGTGGCATTTAATATCCAAATATTGGGTCTGAAGGAGTAAACTTTTTAACATTAGCCATATCCTCCCAAACCGATTGTGTTCTAGGTCTTGACATAATTAAGTATCTTAATGCATCATATGCGTGGTCTGATGCTTTCGTATCTACATCTTCAGGCTTGTTAGGGTCTAAAGGTATAGATTGAATCTCTCTAATTAAATTAGGACAAGTTTTAAATATCTGTAATTTAGGTCTGCCTTTATCATTTAATTTTAATCTTTCATGTATTTGTATTTTACCTTGTATTCTATTCTTATCAGCTCTTCTAAGTTTATGTCCAGCTTTACTTAAGACTTCTCCAACAGTTGGTCCTGTTTGTCCAGTTTTATTCCAAGCTGCCCAATCTAAAACACCACGAACTGATAGTCTATCTTCTTTTTCATATTCGTAAATTTTTGTAGCTAAGTCTTCACCTGTTAAACCTTTCTGATATAATTCTCTATAAATAATTAATGTTTCATCACTAGGGTCTATTGCTGCCCAAACTACTGCAGACTCTGCTGCATAACCATAGTCAATTCCTTTTACTCTATCCCAATGTTTAGGTAANGTNTATGGGTCAATACAATGNGTATCATAATCAAANTCAACAAANGCTGCNCCTTCNGCAACATCCCAATTACCTTCTANTAATTGTTTTCTTTGTACTGCTGGTAATGACATAAGCATTTGCTCATACTTACCATCAGCAGATAAGAAAGGNTTATCTTCTAATCTAGCTGGTATAAATTTTCTTGTTATCTTATCTTCACCAACAAAAGATTCATTAGGTGGACTAGGGTCTAAATATCTTTTCTTTACCCAATGTCCTCCAACTCCTCCAGGGTTAGCAGTACATCTAATATAACATTGTATTGCTGGATTAGTTGTTCTTAATCTTGATTGTAGATATTGCAATGGAAACTCTGTAGGATATTGAGTTAATTCATCTATACCTATCCAAGTATATGATTGTCCTTGGTATCTATATACATCAGCATCTCTATCAAGATAACCAAACTCTAATGATGCACCTGATGGAAACCTCCATATTTTTTCTACTTCTCTAAACTTAGCACCAGCAAAAGCTTTAGGATATAACTCCCTAGATTTATCAATTAGTTCTCTTAACTCAGGCATAGACTTTCTTAATAACAAAGCTCTATGTTCTTTCACGTGCATAAACCTTAGTGGGTCAACTAACATAGCATATGATTTACCACCACCAGCAGAACCACCATATAATACATCTTGTTCTCCTGCTGCTAAAAATTCTGTTTGTGGACCATCATTAGGTTTAAATACTATTCTATCTTTTTCTTTTTCGAGGAGTTCTTTAACTTTCTTAGGAAGCTTATCCAACTTCCCTTTTTCCACCACGCTGCCTGTCTTGCTTTTTTCATTTGGATTTATTGCTTGGTCAACTGCACCAATAGCTTCTTTCTTTTGTTTTAATCTTTGTTTAGTATTATCTAATTTCTTAGCTAACTTTTTAAGTTCTCTTTCTTTTTCTCTAATAGCCTGTCGAGCTGCTATCTTAGTCTTTTGAGCTTGTGAGAAAAAATATTGTCTTTTTGGTTTATCTGTCATATTAAGGTCTTAGTGTCCAAAGTATTATTATACCAATAGCTATTAATGAGATAGCTGTATTGATTGGAAAGAAAAATTCCATTACTCTGCTACTCCCATAACCCATAGTACAATTAACACATAATATATTATTTCCATTAACTATCCTTTCCTAACAAACTTGGTTGAGCTTGTTCTTTTGGTTTATCTTTATCAATTATCTTTTTTAATCCCATAGCAGATAGTCTTCTACCTGTTTGAGATTGTAGTATTTCTACTGCACCTCTTAATGAAAACGCCCCAGCTTTTACACCTTCTTTCATTTTGTCTAGTGCTTCTAATTCTTTTTCAATTGGTTCTAATGTTTTATTATCTTCTTTGAGTTTATAACCAAATGGTATTGTTGAACTACTTCTGTTCATCATCTATTTGAGCCTCCTCAGCTTCTATGTTTATTACTTTTTCTTTATCAGGTAAAATAAATATACCTGAAGTAGCTGTGTGGGTAACATCTAACTTATCTCTCTTGGCAACACCAACTCTATCTAGTAGGGTCTGAGCTGCTTGTAGTTTAGCGTTTACTTGTGGTATAGGGTCATCACTCATAAGTATCTCTACAAGCTTCTGAGAAGCCATGGGAGCTGACTTAGCGAGTATCTTTGTAGCTACTTCTACTATTTCATCTTTTAATGAATTGACTATATTGGATTGAGAGGTCTCTGCATATCCTGCAATAGCTAGGGCTTGTTTGATATTTCCCCTAGCTTCATGTGCAAGAGCATCCAGGAACTTTTGTTGTTGTTCATTGAGTTCTCTCTTTTTCTCAGGAGGTAATAAACTATTATTCATACCTGTATTATACCATTTATAAATCTAGTTGACAACAACTTTATTTTTATGTTCAGTTGACAGATGTAAGAAGTAGGTGTATAATATCTAATGTACCCTCCAGGGGGTGAAACATATACATAGATTCTAAATAATCTTTACTGGGACAGTCCAGCAATATAACAACCCCCATTCATATCTATTAAAGCAGGGCGAACCTATCTAGTTTACATAAGATTCTGCCTAATTTTGTACAGGCAGTATATACTATACCCCCACACCCCCCCATGGCTCTTATGTACCCCTTGCAAATTAGACTCATTCTAATCTAAAAATATATAATTCATACCTTGATATATCTTTTAATAATCTTAGGAGGTATTTAAAGGCTCTAGTTTACAGTATTTAAATAAATATTTTAGTCTCTGTAAGATATCAAATAAACCTTATTAGATTTCTCAAAATAACAAGCAACAACAATAATAATTAATCTATTTAACACCCCCAAAAAGCCCCAGCAACTTTCAAGATTTATTGAGAATTTTTTAAGCTGGGGGTCGTATGGCTTTTAATCTTTTTAAACCTTAACAAATCTTTAATTAATCTTGATAAATATAGCTTATCTATTCAATTGAGTAGGTAGGCTTTTTTTGTTTAAATGTTGCTATTTTGTTCTCTTAAACTTATCCACAATTTATTTTAATT